GGTTGCCGGTAAGCCCGAGGCGACCGCCGCCACCAATGTCGAGGGCATTGTCGGCGACTTCGTCGACGGCATTCGGTGGGGAATTCAGCGTTCCCTGCCGCTCGAGATCATCCGTTTCGGCGACCCGGACGGCCAGGGTGATCTGAAGCGGCGGAACCAGATTGCTCTGCGCCTCGAGATTCTGTACGCCTGGTACGTTTTCCCGGACAAGTTCGCGACGATTAAGACCAAGGCCGCCTGATAAAATCGCCGTAAACAAACACAACCCATCCAACAAGTTTTTCTTAGGGGCGATTCCGGAAATGCGATCCTACAAGCACCGAGACCACGACATTGTGGTCCATCTCGCAGACGACCACAATGTGATGCTCGGAGACGAATACACCGAAATCACCCCTGAGAACGATGGCGCCGGTGGGGCAGACGAGCCCTCCTTCTCCTCTTCCTCCTCTCGCACTGCCCCGCCGGCGCCTACCCCTCGTCGAGGGCGAGGCCGTCCCAGAAAGACTACCAAGTGATTCCTGAGGATATTATTCCGTTCGCCACGGTCGAAGACCTGGAGGCCAGGTGGCGGGCACTCTCGGACAACGAGCGTATCCGCGCCGACGTACTCCTCGCCGACGCAACCGATCTCATCGTGTCGAAATGCCCTCGCTGGGAATCCGCCACGCCTCGTACACGGAAGCGTGTAGCGTGTGCTGTAGTGCGCCGTGCAATGCAGGGCGGAGATGCTATTGGTGGTGTCACCGACAGTGGTGGCGGAATCTACTCCGAACCCCACGGGATTATCGCGTCAGAATCGCACACAACAGGGCCGTTCAGCGACCAGTTCACGTATCAGAATCCCGAGGGCGGCCTCTACCTGAAGCGCGAGGAAAAGGATGCTCTCGGGGGCTCTGGTGGTGCTTTCGAGGTAGACCTCCTGCAGGATTATGATGTGCGGTCCGCTACGGATCAGCTGATCGATGACATTAATGCGATTAGCGGGCAGGAACCGTGATGCTGTCCGGATACGTGCCCGTCACGCGGCGTAGGCGTGGTCCTGCGTCGAAAGATCAGTACGGTAACCCCGTGCCGGGGCAGTGGGAGAACGTTGCTTTGCCTCCTGCCGTGTTTGCGCCGGCCACGTCTACTGAGCCGATCAGTGCTGGGGCAATGCCCGTTACCGTGCCCGCCGCCCTTTATTGGCGGAATACCACAATCGACGTGACCGCTGAAGATCATCTTATTGTAGACGGCATAGAATACCGTGTTGAAGGCCGCCCTTCCCCGTATCCAAAGGGGATGGTTGTGCAGATTCGCGCCAACGAAAACAAGGTGAGCGAATAATGCCGAAAGTAAAATTTCAGCTCAACAGGGACGGCGTCGCCGATCTTCTGCGCGGTCCCGACGTGGCTCGGACCGTAGCATTAGAGACAGGGCGCGTAGCCAACGCCGCCGGGCAGGGATTCGAGGGTGAGACGACTCATGGAAATCGTACCCGCGGATACGTCAGAGCACGCACCATTACCGCAATGCGTAAACAAATGAGGGAGCACACGTTGGAGTGTGCGATCGGCCTCACAATGGGTGGAGGCGGGAAATGAGCCCAACATACGATCGCGCCCCCACTGTGCCAGACATAAAGAAACGGCTCATGGACTTCCTGTCCGCACACATGAGCGTGCCGATCGTGTCCCGCCGTCCCGAATCCCCCGACCGCCCTTCCGCGTTTATTCGAGTTCTCTCTACCGGCGGTACCGGAGTAACGCAGAAAGCGCTCTGTACTGCGTTGGAGACGATTGACGCCTACGCTCAGTCGTCGGGTGAGGCGATGAAAATCGCGTGCGAGGCCGTGAATGTGGCGCACACTATGCCGAACTATCAGGATGGTATAGTGATGATACAATCATCCTATCCGATAGAAATGCCCGATCCGGACACGTCTCAGGCGAGGGCGACTGCAACATTAACAATCACAGCACACAGGTGAAACAAAATAATGGCTGTTAACGCTGACAATGCACTCATTTTCTCGTCCGACAACGACGCGCTCTGGCTGGGCGAATATGAGGTCGATTTCGACAAGAAGATTACGTCACTCACCCAGGACCTCTCCGGAGTGACCACTCTCACCAACGTCGGGTGGATTAGCGAGGACGGGTTCAAGCTTACGTCTGACGACTCTGTTACCAAGATCAAGGGACACCAGGGCCACGGCGTTGTCAAGACATTCCTCGACTCCTCAGAGACTACTTTCAGTGCTACTCTCCTGGAGACCAAGCTCGCCCCTCTCTCTTGGTATCTTGACGCCACCAGTGAGAAGATTGAGGACGGCGGTGCCACCAAGGGCGTGAAGATCACCGCGAAGTCTTCCCGCAAGGTCAAGCTCCTCTGCGGTGTCGCCGACTTTTTCGATGTTTCCGGCGTGGGTGCGCAGATTCGCATTGTTTTCCCGCGTCTGGAGCTCGGTGAGCGCGGCGAGATCACTTTCCAGCAGGCCGAGATCACCGGCTACGAGTACAACCTATCCGTGCTGGGCGACTACATTATCTACTCGGACCACAAGGCCCTGTTCCCCGCCTGACAAACAAGTCTTCCCCGCTATTCCGTGTTTCGGATGGGTTGTCGCGGAATAGCGGGGAAGATCCAAAACAAACACAACCCACCCTTTATAAAACAATTTTGAGGACAACCCATTATGTCTGACAAGACCACGAAAAGCAAGGCTAAGGCCGCCGGAGCTAAGGCGCCGGCTGACAGGTTGGCCAAGGCAGAAGCCACGCGTGATCCCATTCATGTGGACTATGAGGGAATCGAGTTTGACATTCCTCCGGAGGCGCTGGAGGATTTCCGCGCATTCGAAGCCCTCGACGCAGGCAACCCTTTCCCCCTGTTCCGCCTCATTGTAGGCGACCACAAGGATGAGGTTTACTCTGCTCTGGAGGACGAGAATGGTCGCGTTCCGATCGACGCGGTGACCGATTTCATGCAGTCAATCGTGTCCGAGGTGGGGGCGGGAAACTGACTATTCTCCCACCACTACTTCGTGAGTATGGGTGGGAGATAGAGGCCGACCTGCAACGATATTACAACACTGATCTTCTCGATTTGTACCGAGGCAGAATAACCCCACGGCGGGTAATGGCACTCATCGGCGGCCTCCCGCCAGGGTCAACATTCGACAGGGCGCGAGGCGGAGACAGATACTGGTCCGATGAAGTAGCCGCCACAATAATGTCAGCACACAACATTCAGACCACACTACTTGCCGTCAATGGCGTCAAGAAAGACAAATGGCCTGAAGCGCCGAAACCTCCGGCTGAAGGATACCGGGAAACCGGCAACCCCAGGCTGTCAAGCAAGCACGCTAAGGCACAGAAGGCCAAGGGAGAGAAATGGCTCGCCCGATACGGCAGCTAAGCCGCGTTTCTATCGGATAGTGTAAAATGGTTCACGCCAAGACAAACACGAAAAACAGTTTGATTGGCGTGAACCATTTCGCTACACATGATTTCGGAGAGGTATCAATGGCCGGATATGATCTCGGGACCGCATGGATTCAGATCAGCCCGTCCGTGCGAGGCCTCGCCCGAAGCATCAATAGCGAAATCGGCAATGTCGACACAGGGCCGGCTGAAAGAAAGATCACGTCCGGCCTGGGTGGTGCGTTCAAATCGGTGGCGAAAGTCGCCGGCGCCGCGCTCGGAGGACTCGCAATCGGCGGCATTGCAGTCGCGTTCGGCGGCGTCGCAAAAGAAGCATTCAACGCTGCCGACGCCACAATCAAATTCAAGCAAACGCTCGCATTCGCCGGCAAAAGTGCAGACGAAATCAACGCGCTCACAAAAAGCACGCGCTCCTACGCAGACCGCACAATTTACGAGCTCGACGACATTCAATCAATCACCGCACAGCTCGCATCCAACGGCGTAAAGGGCTACGATAAGCTCGCCGAGGCTGCAGGTAACTTGAATGCTGTTGCGGGCGGAAACGCGCAGACGTTCAAAACAGTCGGCCTCGTCATGACACAGACCGCGGGCGCCGGAAAACTCACCACCGAGAACTGGAACCAGCTTTCCGACGCCATCCCCGGCGCGTCCGGTAAATTGCAGGAAGCCATGAAAAAGAATGGCGCCTACACCGGCAATTTCCGGGAAGCCATGGAAAAAGGCGAGATCACCGCCGAGGAATTCAACCAAGCAATCCTCGACCTCGGTATGGAGGACGTGGCAATTGAGGCCGCTACATCCACCAAAACCTTGGAGGGTGCTTGGGGGAATTTCAAAGCGACCCTTGTGACTGGGGCGCAGGAAATCGCTGAAAAAGCACTCCCGTGGATCACCGCGTCTCTTGACGCCATGAGCAAAGGGTTCGAGAAAGTATTCAACTGGGTTACTAACTCGTTCATTCCCAGTATTACGAATGCTTTCAACATTATCCGCAAGGGTGACTTCACTGGCCCGATCTTCTCGTTCGAGGAAGACTCTGGGTTCGTTGATTTCCTTTTCCGCATGCGTGACGCTGCTGCCGCCGCGGGGGAATGGATCAACAAGACGCTCGTCCCGTCGTTGAAGAATCTTAAAGATCTGCTCATGTCCGGTGATTTCACGGGGACGATTTTCGGATTCGACAAAGACTCCGGAATCATCTCATACATCACCAACGTACGCAACAGCTTCGTCGAGCTCGGCAAATTCATTGTCGGGACACTCGTCCCCGGCATTGCTACCGCTCTCAGCACCATCGCGAACAGCAGCCTCGTTCAATTCATGGAGAATCTCACCGTCGCTATTCTCAATAGTAAAGTGGCGGTTTACAGTATTGCGGCTGCGTTTACGGCATGGAAAGCCGTCATGGTCATGTCCTCAATGCAGCAATGGCTGAACGACATGGAAGGCGTAGCCGGAGTCGCAGGGCGCGTCACCACAGCCATTAACGCAATGACCGTAGCGAAAATCAAAGACACGGTTGAAACCGCGCAGCTCAACCTCATGTACGCCGGCGAATTCATGTCAAATATTGCGCGCGCGACAACGCAGATCACGATGCAGGCGGTTGCTTGGGGGCGGGCCACTGCAATGATGGTCCTCCACAAAACCGCGACAATCGCCTCGACCGCGGCGCAGTGGGCATTCAACGCCGCAATGGACGCCAACCCAATCGGCCTCGTCGTGATCGCTATCGCAGCACTGGTCGCAGCCATCGTGGTGGCATGGCAGAATTCCGAAACATTCCGCAACGTCGTCATTTCCTGCTGGGAAGCAATCAAAACAGCCGCTGGGGCTGTGGCCGATTGGTTCGCCGCCAACGTGTGGCCTCTCATGCAAGTCGCTTGGGACGGAATCGTGGCAGGCGCCCAGTGGATGTGGGGCGTCATGGTATCCGTATGGCAAGGAATTCAACCTGTCATTCAAGCGGTCATTGATTGGATCGTAGGCACCGCATGGCCCGCACTCCAGGCGGCATGGGACGGAATCGTTGCCGGCGCTCAATGGGTATGGAACGGCATCGTCAGCGTATGGCAAGGAATACAGCCCGTCATTCAGGCCGTCGTTGATTGGATTGTAAATACTGCGTGGCCCGCGTTGCAGGCCGCCTGGGACGGCATTTCCGCCGGGGCAATGATTGTCTGGAACGGCATGGTCGCAGCCTGGCAGGGGATCAGCGACATAATCCGACCTGTCGTTGATTGGATCGTCAATGTCGCCGCCTTGTATCTCACCACGGCATGGGATGCTATCAGCTGGGGCGTGAGCGCGCTCTGGTCCACGATTCAGTGGGCGTGGGACGCTATTTGGGCGGCAATCATGCCCGTCGCCACACAGATCTACAATGATATTTGGCCCATGGTAGTCGGTGCGTTCAATGCGATTAAAGACACCGCCTCCATGATGTGGGCCGATATTCAGATCGCATGGACCGCCATTCAAACCGCAATTCAACCCATTGCGGATTGGATTTACAACACGGTCTGGCCGTGGGTGGTAGGCGCGTTCAATGCGATTAAGGATGCGGCTACTAATATGTGGTCTGATATTCAGATTGCGTGGGCCGCGATTCAGGCTGCTATGCAGCCCGTGGTCGAATGGATCTACTACACGGCCTGGCCCTGGGTCGTAGACACGTTCAACACAATCAAGGATGCGGCGTCCTCGCTTTGGGGCACGGTTCAGGCCGCGTGGACCTCTATTCAGGCTGCTATGCAGCCCGTGGTCGAATGGATCTACTACACGGCCTGGCCCTGGGTCGTAGACACGTTCAACACAATCAAAGACACCGCATCGTCCCTTTGGGGCACCATATCGGCGGCGTGGAACGGTATTTGGGCCACCATTCAGCCCGTAGTTGATTGGATTTACAATATTGCGTGGCCGTGGGTGGTCGGCGCATTCAACGCCATTAAAGACACGGCGTCTATTATGTGGGGCTCTCTATCGGCGACGTGGAATGGTATTTGGGCCGTCATGCAGCCTGTGGTGAATTGGATTCAAACCTATGCTGCACCTGTTATTAGTGTGGCCTGGGAAATAATCTCTACGGGCGCGAAAATTCTAGGCGGAATCATTGCGTTTGTATTCGCGTCCATCATCGCTGCGGTCACGATGGGAGTCGCCATAATTCAAGGTGCGGCCACCACGATCAGTGCCGCCTGGAATACGGTTGTTTCGTGGACCAGCTGGCTGAAAAACATGGTCGTTTCCGCGTGGAACATTCTGAAAGGCGAAATCCAAATCGTTAAAGATTGGATTGCTAACACGCTTGTTCCCGCAATTACAAGCGCCTGGGACAGGGTCGTGGCCGCCGCTAACACCATGAAAGACGGCGTTAGGACGGCGTGGGACAAAATCAAAGAAGCCGCCGCCAAACCTGTTAACTTCGTTATCGGCACCGTCTACAACAATGGGTTGCGGAAACTCGTAAATGGAATGATGGAGAAGCTCTCTCTTGATCTTCGTCTTCCCGAGGCGCCCACGATTGGCGGTTACGCGTCAGGTGGTGTTCTGCCCGGATACTCTCCGGGGCGTGATATTTATCATTTCGTATCGCCCGATGGTGGTGGCCGGCTCGCGCTTTCTGGTGGAGAAGCGATCATGCGGCCAGAATGGGTTAAAGCGGTCGGCGGCCCTGCAATGGTGAATGCCATGAACAGGGCTGCCGCGCACGGGGACCGTATTCCTGGCGGTGACGCCGGCTATGCCGCATTCGCCCCCGGCGGTATTTGGGATCCTGTCAAATCAACGGTAGAAAGGGGCGCGTCCGCTGCCCTTAATTGGATCACCGGAGCGGCCGACGCAGTGTCCTCAATATTCTCCGACCCGATCGGAGCCGTCGAAACCGTTGTTAAGATTCCTGTTCACAAGCTTCTCGATTCGTGGGGCGGCGACGGGGCGAAACCGTTCTTTGACGCTGGAAAGGCGGGCGTTGATAAAACCATTGATGCGCTCGGTGATTGGATTAAAGATCACATGCCTGTGGTCAGTGGATTCGGTGGCGGAATCGGCGCAATCGGTGCTGCTGCCGGCGACCTAGTGAATACGGCGCGACGGGCTATCGGTACACCGTATGTTTGGGGAGGCGTCTCCCCCGGGGGTGGCCTCGACTGTTCTGGTCTTGTCTACTGGGCGCTCAATGCTATGGGTATTCACGTGCCTCGTCTCACGGCGGCCGGATATCAAGCAATGTCATCCCCCGGTAATCCCATGGTGCCCGGCACGCTTCTGTTCTGGGGATATCCGGCCCACCACGTTGCTATCGCCTCCGGTAACGGGATGATGGTTGAGGCGCCGACTTTCGGTATCCCGGTGCGTGAGGTTCCGATCTATGGTGGGCCATCCGCGGGGAATCTCCGCTACGATAATGGTGGATTCCTGCAGCCCGGTCTCTCGACGATCGAGAATAAGACTGGCCGTCCGGAGCCTGTTTTTACGTCAGCCCAGTGGGAGAAAATGGACCGGCTCATTAGTCTTTTGGAGAATCGTGCGCTCGGCCCTGACGTGCTCGAAATTCGGGACGTGGACAATGATCTTGTGGGGCGTATGCAGGTAGAGGCGACGTCGGCCATAGTAGACTATGATCGAATGAACCGATAAAAACCATTATGACGGAAAGCATATAATAATGCCGATTACGGGATGGATTGCTACACACACTGGGCTGCCGTCAATAATGGCCACCGGCAAGGAACCCGTCTACGCGGGGGACCGCCTTTTCGCTGTGCCTGGGATGGCTCGCGATAAAAGACCTCTCACCGGTAGGGCGAAAATGATTCGTGAGCTCGAGGGCCCCAAGCT